AGTACCACCGTTGCGGCTTGTAGTCTGCCTTATCGAGCTTATCAGCCTGCCGAGACTGTCGTACTTCTGCTCCTCGTAATCGATATTCTCGTTCAGCCACTCAGCTATCTGCTCTTTCGTCTTGCTCATTGTTTCCGTAACCTTGTCGAGTTGCGTCCGTTGTGTCTTCAACTCATTGGTTATATCCGAGTAGTCTACCTTCGATTTAGTCTCGGTTTGGGTTGTGCGTTTTACCGTACAACCCATTACAACCGAAACCAAAATAAAAATCAGTAAATTATGGAATACTAAAAGATTATGTTTCATTGCTTTGTCTCTCCTTTTTTGATTAGTTCTATCTTCTTGTTTATATACCAAATTGCTTTCTGTAAGTCTTCCACTTCCGTATCTGCCCCCTTAATTCCTGCCCGCCAAAGATATTTTATTGCGTTGCCGATACAGAAATCGTGATGCTGTGTTATTTCGATACACTCTATACCACTCGGGTGGTTAGTGTAGTGCTTCGGATGGTTTATTTTGTCTTCTTGCATATAGTTTACTCTCTCATTTATATGGCAAGTAAACAGTTTTCCCGCCGTTCCTCGTCGCTCTCAATACCTGCTTTCTGTTGCGTGTTTCGGTGTAGCTTACGTGTATCCAAGCCGGTGTATTGTCGTCTCCATTCTCCCATATCAGTTGGTCGAACGGCAGATTGTCCTTGATATAATCGAATAGCTTCCTGTTGTCGCTCGTCGTGTCTATATCCATCGCCTCGCCCTTTGTGTGTTGGCTTACAGTGTTTCCCCTTTGCACGCCGCCGATTGCCTTATTTATTTTTGCCGAACGAAAAAAACTTGTTACCTGTATCGGCTTCCCGTACCACTTACGCAATGGCTCAAACACCTTTTCCGCAAGTAGTACCATTGCTTTCAACTCCTTTTCGTTCGGCGCGTTCGATATGCCGAGCTGCTTTGCCTTGTTGCTTGCCGTCGCCTCTGCATACGTGATATGTTCGCTTATGTTTGTATCCTGCTTCATTGTAAGTCATTTGTATTGTTGTTAATACTATCATCTTTATACTTCCGAAAACCGAGATACGCCTTTAACCGATATAGCACTTCGGTACTCAAAAAAGAGTATATAAATTTGATACTCTTTGACGTCGGAAATAGTATCTTGGCGTTCCGAAAAATATTTGTCAGGTAAAAATACCCCACAATATACGTTAGCCACGTTATCATCGTATTTGCCAAGTCTACATATCGGCGACCCAACGCCACGTGAATAAAGATTATCAACATAAAGTAAAACAGTAACAATAACAGTGCGTCTGTCGCCTTACGCAGACTAAACGCCTTCTTGTTAATGTTTACATCTGCACCCACGCCGAGTAAGATATTCAGCGTAAAACCTACAAATAGCGTCAGAAAAGCGTCCGTATACGACGTATATACCGCCAATATCCACGCCACTACCGCCGTTACAACCCCTTTAAAAAACTCCACCATATCTCGTTATCTGTTTTTATTATGTTTGTTCTCCCATTCTTTCCGCCTTTTCTCGTCGGCAGCCTCTTTTTCGGCGTCTGTTACCAATATCCAACCGCTTACACACTCGCAAGTAGCAAGATAGCCATTTCTTGCATATATGTCTAACTTATCGCAGTGCCACCACTTGCCCTCCGTGTTCTCCAACCTTATACGCTTTGCCATATTCTACTCCTCCGCATTTCTATTACACAGTCAGTCCCATTATATTCCAGTTGCTTCGCTGTGCTATCAGCTGTTGTATAGCCACCCTGTTCGGGTCGCTCGTTCCTATCGTCAGGCTACCGAACTGTATCGTCTTGCCCATACTCTTCGTCGAGAGACTCTCTAATACGTGTTTTACCGAGTTCGATTTTAGTCTTGTCTGCCTCTGCAAACTCGAGTTCTCCTCTATCGTTCCCGTTATCGTAAGTTCTTCTATCCACTCTGCCGAGTCCATTGCAGGTATCGGCGACATTGGCGGATTATGAGCTATCATCGCAGGCGATACGGTAGCCTTTTTCAGTTCGTGCGATTGGAATGCACCGTTTAGTACATTTTCTCCCACATATTTCACTTTTGGGAACGATACCTCTCGCAACGGCACTCCGGCAAACATATAATTACCCGCAAAAGCATCTATCCGCTCCAAGTCGGGAAACTCCGCGTGTGTCATATACGTATTTCCCATCATACCGCTCATAGTTCCGCCTATCTTTTTCAATCCTCTGAAGACCACTATACCCACTTTTGCCTCTCCGCTAAACAGCGGCGACGGGTCGAGCCCCTTATTCAGTGCATCCACTATATCGCTCATTTTTGCCTCTCCGAAATAATCGTTCATCATAAGTGGGCTATTGTTGGCAGTTCTCAATACCACTGTCTCTCCTGCGGGACTCACACCACCGCCTCCTCCGACAGTAGCTGCCCCGTTAAAAGACCCGATGAAAACATTAAGACCCACCAAGCAAGCACTTACATCCGTCTGTGCCGCTCCGTCTATCGTTATGTCTGCCACACGTGCCACAAACACAGGCTCATTGTCTTCGTATATCGACTGCAAGCAGACGGTATCTCCGCCCACACTGCTCGCCTTATACGTTGCACTTCCCGTATAGCTCCGTCCTGTCGCCGTGTCCGCTATACGTATCGTCTTCTCCCCAAGTTTCTTGATTTCTAACATCGTTTTATCCTATTGATTTTATTTTTTTTCGTTTACTCTTTTTTGTCTCTAAATATCCTATTGATTTCAAGTAATCAACGCATTGGTTAATGTACGCTGTGCCTATTTTATACGCCTCGTTCGACTGGCGTATGATATTGCCCTCGTCTACGTCTTCGCTGTACTGTGTATCTTTGAATTTTACCCCGAATGCCGTTACATTTGTCGGGTTATTTCTTATAAATCTGCTATAAACCAAGTATGCCACCGCTTTCCTAAGTCCGTTACAGTGGACTTCTCCTCCTCCACACTCCTTCGTGGTGAAGTAACAACCGTCCATTAGGCTCTTTATTTGATCTTCCGTTATCGTATCGGGTGGCACTGTGCCGTTTTCATTGTATTCACGTATTATTTTCACCAACCGAGCCCCAAGTACCGGTACTACATCCAGTTCCTCCACCTCGTCGATGTATGTTTTCAGTCTTTTCGTGTCGTTTATGTTGTCCGCTATCGGTCGTATAGCACGTATGTCGTCGAAATTTATTATCATAGTTGCTGTGTTTGTTGGTATTGTAAAGGTGCAATGCTATAATTGCCCGTAGTAGTCCTATGCCAATGGCTGAATATATCCGCAAATACCCGCTCTATCGATATACGCTCTACTTCGGTTACCGAGTTGTAATAGTTGTAGGCGTTATTCATAAGGTCTGCCCCGAAGTTGCCCCCCACGTCTTCCGACCGCAATATTGGAGGCTGATTGAACGATACGCCTATGCTTTCCCGTACAGCTTTACGTGTAGCCTCGAAATCTTTATCGAAGTTATTCACTGCAAACGGCACAAACTGCGGCACTTCGTCATCACTGTTTACCTCTACATACATTATCTTGCCTGCTTCGGCGTCTCCCTGAAACTCCAATAGCGACTTTTCCGTTGCATTCTCCTGCTCACTCGTTTGGTCTGTATTTCTCCTGTCTATTAGCATACCTGCCGATAGAAAAGACTTGCGAGCATTCCTGTAACTGATATTCGATATTCCCTCCTCGGTACTCATATCCGTCAGTGTGCTTTCGAATATCGGCAGCGGATACGTCTTATCCCCTTCATTCGAAAAGTAATACACCTGCCCGTTGTAATGTGCCCAGCCTCCCACACTGTCCACCTGTTGCTGTATTACTGCGGGGTTAGGATTGTACAGGTGTATGAAATCTATATCCGTCTTCCGCCACTTGCGGAGCTGAGTGAATTCACGGCACCAGTCCCAATGTATTGCTACTTTGTCAAACCTGCCGTCATCGTCCATCGCCTCGAACCTCACGTGCTCGAACGGAACGTACTGTACCTCTGTTATCCGATAGTTCGCATTGTAGTTTGTATGAAGACAAAAACCGCCGAATTTCGCCAAGTCCGAGCTAATCTGCGACAGCACATAATCTGCCGTCTGTCCTTTACGGTTCACTATCTCCCCGAAAAAGACCTTGTCTACAAAACCCTTGCCCTGTACGAACTTCCGATAGTTGTTCAGACACGACATACCTGTCGCCGACTTGCGGACGATATGGTCTACCTTCTGCGGATAATCATTATTATCCCCAAAGGTCTGTATGCCGAGCGACTTGTCGTTGCGGCTCTCGTATGGCTTTTCGGTCTTTAAGGTCTTTATCTTCATTCCTATATCCTTTTATTTGCCAAAGATAACCCCTCTCTTATACTTCTTGTTTCTACTTTTTATTAGGAATATTTTTTTTGTATATTGCTGCAAATTGCTTTATAAAGTATGAAATAGAGACAAAGACACTCTTTTCGACAAATATATAATGTCAAAAAGCTTTACTATAACGTTAAATTCTTGTAAATAATTAAACATATAAACCACATAAAGCATATAAATCACATAAAGCATATTACCTTTGCAAACCCAAAAAAACATACCACTATGTTCTACATAGATAAAAGTAAAGCCATCAATAGCCTTTTGTTTGTTATGAAGGAATTGGGAGTAGAACTATCAGACAAACACAAGATATTCAAGACACTCTATTTCGCCGACCAAAAGCATTTAATCAGATACGGACGCCCCATAACCGGCGATACCTACATAAAAATGAAATACGGTCCCGTACCGTCATACATTAAAGATATTGCTTATGAAAAGAAAGAGAAAGGTCTTGTACGGCAAATAGGCGAATATAACCTACAAAGCAATTACTCAATCAATATGGACGACCTCTCCGAGTCTGAGATAGAATGCCTCCGAGAGGCTATCAGCGAAAACAAAGACTGTGATTTCAGTAAGCTTACCTCAAAGTCTCACGATAAGGCTTGGGGAAATACTGCTATGAACAATCCTATCGATTATATGGATATAGCCAAAGCCGCAACCGACGACAAAGATATGCTGGAGTATATCCGTATAAACGCTCTCAACGATAGTTTTCAGTTTGCTACCGTATGAGCCTTGCCGACTCTTTTCCGGAATCTATAAAAGAGAAATTCGCCTCAAGAAATATCGACATCGGCAAAGCCCTCTTTATAGAAATCCCCGAATTTCAAATATCGTACAAAAAATATTGGGTCATAGTTTCGATTAATACTCCCAGAACATTTATAGCGGGTGTAGTAATAAATACGGAGATAAACACAAATGTAGCTCACAACGAGTACCTCCGGTCGCAGCATATTCTAATAAAGCAATGTGACCATTCTTTCTTGGATTATGATAGCTACGTAGACTGTAGCAAATTACAAAAGAGGCCATATCAAGATGTATATAAAGCTATTGTCAAGAACCCCAAGATTGTAGTGGGTAATGTTACAGACGAAATGCTACGGCAGATTCATCTCAAAATCACATATAACGAGACTATATCAGAAAAAGAAAAAAAAGAATTTGGTTTTTGGGAGTCCACTAACCCATAATTCGCAACAAAAAAGCCACCTCCTCGAGATAGCTTTTTTCCACATACAAAATTATATCTTTATATCAAAGCGACTTGCTCGCCTCTTTCAGACACTCTTTTATCTCTTTGCTCGTGAGGTTCCTGCCACCAAAATCAACTCCTTTGAACTTCTCAATGAGTTTGTTTTTCGACATTCCGCCTTTCAGGTCTTCTGTCATCTCATCGATGATTGCCCGATATTGTTCTACGTCGAAAGCCTCGCCACTCGCTTTCCCTTTGCTCATCGAATCGATGTCGAAAGCCTCTACCTGTTCCTTCCAGTCTGTAGGCAATTCTTCGAAGTATTCTTCGCAATACGGATTCGTCTTCAAGTGATACAGTGCCAGCTCATCGCTGATATTAGCCTGTGTCATCGCCTTCGATACATCACCGTTTACAGCGTCGAGTAGCAACTTGCCACCTCTCAACTTAAATTTACATTCTTCTTTTTGCATTGCTCTTTCTATGTTTAGCGTTAATAATTCAAATAGAGCGTCCGAGTAGCAGTTCGTGCACCCCCTCACCTCACGCCCCAAGTAGTGCCGTGCAAGCTCCGATATTTCACATTGCAGTTCACTGTCTTGTTGCAGTCTTTCGTGGAGGCTTCGCCCGTCGTTGAATAGCGGACGTAGTGCCTGTATTGCCCTCAAACGCTCTATCATTATAATAAAATACTATGCAGTCAAAAGTCCTTCCAACATAGTTTCGGTATCCGCTACCGAAGTCTTGAATACCGATTTAGGCAACGAGCCTTCTTGCGTACCTTCGGGCGAACTCAACGTAAGTGTATACACTACGCTGTCGGCAAATTCCAACGTGTTGGCACTCTCCGACAATTCCAGACCGTTGTCCCAACCGTATGCCTCGAACGTTACCTCGCCGTTGGCTCCGGTAGCACGGTTCTTTATCACCGCTACTATCTTCGCCCCCGCAGCGAGCTGATTGGCGAACGTCTTCGATTCCTCTTTTTTCACGAATACACGTAGCGTTACGTTGTGTTGCCACATATTGCTGTACGTGCCTTTGGCGAATGTTGCTCCTGCGTCTTTCAGCGATTTGCCGAATGTCTCGAATGCAAAGCCGAGCATCTGCACGTTGTTTCTCTTTACGAGCTTAATGCCCGTAATCACGTTGTTCGCTACCGTGCTGCCCTGTCGGTCGATGTCCGAGAAGTTCAGAAGATATACCTTATCTTCCGCACCCGCCGTTTCTGTCGAGTTGCATTTTGCCGCTACAAGTCCCTGTGTCAATTCCGAACAATTCATATCTTTTACTCCTTTTTTTTAATTCGTAATTCGTAATTCGTAATTGATTATATTGCCACCTGCAACAGTTCGGGATTGTATAGCTTGGCGTCAGCCTTGCCCATCAGTTCGGTTTTCACCTTGCGGCTGTCGGGGTTATACCATATACGCATATCCTCGAAAGAGCTTTCTTTGTCTACACCGATGTTCAGATTGCCCTTCGTAGTCAATACCGCACGGTGCGGGTTGTTCAGCTTCGTACCCGTATTTTCGTACTTCACTATCATTTCGTCCCATATCGGCTGCGGCATAAGTGTCATACCGTAAGCCTTCAACGTCTCTGTGCCGTCTATCAGTTTAGTGTAGAGGCTTTCAATCTCTTTACCCTGATTGTACTGTTCCCAAGCGTCGTATATCGACTGTGTGCAAGGTACTATTGCATCCGTCATACTCCTCAGCACCATCGAAGCTTTATACTTCAATGCTTTCAGGTAGTTTGCCGCACTCGTAGGTGCGAGCTCCTGCTGTGCGTAGGTCGCTCCTGTGTTTTCGGTGATAGCCACTCTCTGAGCGGGGTTCACTGTCGTCTGTGCGATAATCTGCTTCCAGAATCCGTCGACGATAGAGAAGTACTTCGTATCTATGCCGTCGGTAATGATACCGCCTGCGTTTACGTTCTTCGCGTCCGTGTCGTTGAACCACGCCATACGTACGATGAATTTCTTTATCGCTACCGACAATACCTGCACCACTACTGCGTAGTAGTCCGTTGTGCTGAAGTCCGATATGTCTACACCTTGTTTCAGGGCATATACCGCACACGTGCTTTCCAAGTCTTTCCAGCAGTCCTCTATCAGTATCTCCCACGACTTCGGTGTCCACTTTACCGACCTCGTGCCTATCTTCCAGCTCTGTGCCGTCGGGTCGCAACCTTGCCCTGCTACACCCACAAGACCGCCCTCGCCGATGAAGCCGATTTCCTTATCGAATACGATGTTCGGGTGTATCGTGTGTATCAGGCTTATCTCGGGAGCCTGCATTACCTCGTCGTACAGCAGCTCGTTGATGTCGCGGATTTGCTCCGCCGTGAAGTTAAACTTCGAAAAATCCAATATTGTTGCCATTGTTACTTGCCTCCTTTCATTTTTTCAAGTTTCTCTTTTGCCTCGTTCTTCAGTTCGGCACTTGTCTTAGGTGCAGGCTTACCCTGAGGCTGTGTCTGCCTGTTTCTTGCCGTGTACGTGCTGCCCACCTCGTTACGAAGGTCGGTTATCACGTTTTCCGCTTCTGTCAGAGCTCCCTCCAACGCCGCCACTCTTGCCCGCAGGTTCTCCAGCTCATCGTTGTTGCCTTCGCCCCCTTCGGCTTCCCTTATCTCTGCAATCACTCCGTCCGTGATTACTACCACACGCCCGTCCGTCAGCTCAAACTCTCCGTCGGGGCTTGCTGCCATACCTACCTCCAAAGTATCATCTTCGGCTTCGGTACTGAACAGCACATTACCGTCGGCGTCCGTGTGGTCGTAGTTTACCACCTTACCCGACAGCAAGTTTTTCAGCTTCTTCATAAAATTGTCAGCAGCCGAAATCACTTCTTTCTTTGTCTTTGCCATTTCTTTGAAATTTTTTGTTCTTAAATGTTTTTTTCTATTTGTCGTATAAACGTTTATCTTCGATATAAAGCCGTATTCTTTCAGTTGCTCCGCCGTCAGCTGTCGCTCCGCTTTCATCAGCTCTTCGAGCTTTTGTCTGTCCGTTCCCGTACGGTCGGCGTATATGTCGAGTATCGCCTCTTGCTCCGTCCGTATCTCGTCGGCGAGTGCCTGAGCCTCGTCTGCCGTCAGGTTGTCGCACGTACAAGCCCGCACCTCGTGTATCAGAGCTCGGCAGTTCGGGTTTGCCGTGCGGTTCTCTTTCGCCGCAGCAAGCAGCAGACACACCGCCATCGAGTGGCAGCCGCCCTCTATGTTCATATATATGTTCTTGCCCGACGTACGCAGCACGTCGTATATCCGCAAGCCCTCAGCCACAGACCCGCCGTCGCAGTTGATATTGAATCGGAAATCCTTTTCCGTCGGGTTCTCGTCGAATGCCCTGTGTACGTTATCCGCCGAAAACACCCAATCATCCCCAAACCACAACGACATAAAAGGGTCTTCCCTATCTATCGGCTTGTAAATATCTATCTCTACCATAATCGCTTAATCTCTTTTATGCAAAAGTAACCCCATATTTTTCTGCCTGTTTCTATATTTTATTAGGAATTTTTTCGTACCTTTGTACTATCATTATAAACAATTAATTTCAAGAGTATTATGAGTAAAAAAGAGATTCAGACTATCATCCTCCTTTCCTTAGGTGCTGTTATAATATGGGCTCTTACAGCCTGCGAAAAGAAAGGTAATGTCAACGACGATTATCTTAATCTATGTAAGCAAACAATAGAAAGCCAAGGAATCGACCGATGGCTTGGAGACTATGCCTATGAAGAATATTTGCAACGGTTTCACAAAATAGAATCTACAATCGAAATTACCAACTGCCGAAAGGTTGATATATCTTTGGAAGAACTCGAAAAAATGCACTACGACTATGTCGCTCGTGTATCTCCCAATTCTGTCGTCTCTGCCGACCAACCCGACGAGGTAATTAAAAATATGCGAAATGCATACATGCCGTTTGGTGAGTCTAACAAGAAATACAAAATACAAACAATCTACGAATACGTGAGTGCCGATGTATCTTATACTGCTGTCGTAAAGAGAGAGGGCGAACCTTACGAAGAGAGGCGTTTCTATTGGACGTGCTATTTCAATATCGCTCATTACATTTCAGCTTACTCCCTACGTCGAGTTTGTGTGATTGTATACTGCCTGCCGAAAGGATCCACACATATAAAGTATAGATATTTTTACATCCCATAAGGCATACGGATTCTTTAAATAAAAGCGTTCGTTACCTGCTGCTAAAACAATCTTAGGGATTAATTTTGCGGGCGTTACCGCTACCGCACAGGACGAACGCAAATTCGTTGCAATATATTAATACAGGCTACAAAAAAAGCCCTCACATACGAGAGCAAACTCTTACTACAACTCATACAACCGTTAGCTCTGCTCCTAACTTACGGATCTCTTCCAGAATGTTACGCTCACGCTCCGGTGACGGATGCTTGAAGCCGTTGATGTAGTTGCGTAGCAATGTGGCGTTAATTCCTATTCGCTTGGCAAACTCGGCTATATTTATCTCCTTGTGTGTAAGAAAAAAACGTTGTAGCCTCGACGGCTCCGCATCTTCGTATTCGAAACTCTCGAAGCTTACGTCTTCATCTATATTACGCCAATGTATCCCCGAAAAGCCGAACGTATAATCTCCTCTTTGGCTATCCGTAGCAGACCACAATCGAGGATACCACAAGAGTGACTGACGATACTGCTTCCCGTCGTTGCCTTTGCCATAGATGTAATCTCCGTCAAACCATATCTTTTCTATTTTCATAATCTTTTATTTGTTGAAATATTCGTTCCAGTATCTTACTATTATATCGCTATTTTCGTCTATCATCATATCTATTTTTCTTATATCAGCCTTGCTTACACCGTGATGCTCTGCCAGTACGAACTCACCTCCGTCCCACACATACCTTGCGGCACCGCCCTTACCCTCCACATGTATGTGTAGCGGCTCGTGTTCGCGGCTGTAAAAGAAAAACGAAAATCCGAAGGCTCTAAAAATTTCAGGCATATTATTTTATATCGTTTTGTGCTGCAAAGATAGGTATTATTTCTGATACCCGCAAATGTTTCTCCGCTTTTTTTTACCTAAAAATAAAATTTTTCCCCCGAAACCCATTGCCATTCAAAAAAAATGTATTACCTTTGCACTGTTCAAAATTCAATGCGGTACAGAGCCGCCGACATAAATCGGCATTTTTTTGTATCATTACTTATCGAATTAAGGTAAATAATATGCCGTGCCGTGTGTGGTAGCAGTAATGCCCACAAAGTTTGCATTGAACTTTGAACAACACGTAGCACGGTTTTTTTATTGTTTAAAATCAATGTATTATGGAAAATTCAATCCAAATTTTCAAAAACTCGCAGTTCGGTGAAATTCGTACTGCCGGCAGTGCGGAAGCCCCTATGTTCTGTTTAGCAGATGTATGTAGAGCGTTAGGACTATCCGCCAAAGGTGTAAATCAACGGCTTTCAGAGGAGGTAATTTCAAATTACCCCCTTCAAACAGCAGGAGGAACACAGCAAGCTTTATTTGTAAATGAAGACGGCTTATATGATGTTATCCTCGATAGCAGAAAACCCGAAGCCAAGCAATTTCGCAAGTGGGTAACCTCAGAAGTACTCCCGACTATTCGCAAGACTGGCGGCTACCTTGCCACATCACAGGAAGACACGCCCGAGCTCATAATGGCAAGAGCATTGCAAGTAGCACAGCGTACTATCGACAGCCACAAGCAGCAGCTTCAAATCGCACAAGGCACTATCGAGGCACAGCAGGAGGAGCTAAAGGCTATCGCTCCTCTTGCGGACTACACCCGCGAAGTACTCCAGAGCACATCTACCTTTACCGCTACGCAGATAGCAAAAGATTTAGGTATGAGTGCCGTTACTCTCAACTCCAAGCTCCGACGGCTCGGCGTTCAGTTCTATCAGTCGGGGCAGTGGTTCTTGACAGCTAAGTATCAGGGCAGGGGCTACACCGATATGCGTATCGCCAAGTATGTCGATAGCCGTACCGACGAGGTCAAGACTTCGCAGTCGCTCGTATGGACAGAGCGGGGTCGCCTTTTTATCAACACTTTAAGTAAGGAGGGCAGGCTATGAAACAGTGCACAATATCACAAAAAACACAAAACATACTGCAGAGCATACGCTCATTAGACCGTCTGTATGAACGAATATTCGATACTATATCCGTCTGCTACCACGACAACCCACAGACAGCAGCAGCTATTGCCGAAAAATACATCGACTCACATATCGACGCCGTCCGTACTTTTCTCATCGAAAAGTTATCAGACTCCGTCGTATACAACTTAGTCGACCGATACGACGATTCCGAAATACAGCAGATTTAATCTTATTGCCAATTCTGTAATTAAAAAAAGAGCCTCCGTTTTTACGAGAGGCTCTCTTTTTACACCCTTATCATCTCTACCTCGGCAAGCTGCCCGCATACGTAGTTCCTTACGCTGTTTATATAGAAATAATGCCCGAATTGTTGCAGATATACCGGTATCCGCTCCAGCATTACTTCCAAGTCTGGCGGTTCAAGCAGCATCTTCACCGTTACTTTTCTGTAGCCGTCCAGTATCTTAAAAAACGGTTCGTAATACTGCTTCAATTCCGACATATCGTAATGCGTTACTTTGCGATACGTATGCGTCCCTACTCCTATATCTTTCGATTCGCTCTCTGCCAATCGGCACAGGTGCGGTCGCGTCGCCTCCGGTTCATATATGCTATACTTTTCCACTTTCTGCAACGGTATACAATCTCCTCGCCCCGCCTCGAACGGTAATTTCAATATCTCTTTCCAGCTCACCAACAATTCGTCTCGCAGCTCCATAGTTATGCCCTCGCGTATTCCCTGCCTTGTATTTTCTTCCATATTTATTCTGTTTCTCTGCCCGTAGTCCATATTGTGAAATTCACACTCAAATTCACGCATATCTACCTTCCTCGTCCAGTCCACCTGTCTTCTCTTTTCTTCTATCACCTTCCTAAATGTGTTTGCCCTGAATATCTTCTGCTTGCGGTCTATGTCTACCCACAGACAAAACGTATTCACGAATGCCTTCACCACATCCAGTTGCGTATCGAAGCCCAAGCTCGCCGATACTTTTACTGGCACCCACCTGTATGGGCTTCGGGCTTGGCGTATCTCGTCGTTCCTTATCGTTATACCAAGACCATACCGCACTCCGAAATTCGGGTCACCCCATATCAACCTATCCTCACACGGATTGCCTATATTGTCTACTATCTCTATCTTAAACCGAAACACATCACCCGCCGCAAACATTACATTTATTTTGGGGCTACTTCCACCCACATACTCTCCACTATGTATTTGTTGCCCGTTTTTGCTCGCCGTCAGTCGTATTTTCGGCTCGAAACCTGAAGCTACAAGAGCATAGTATCTTATTCCAAATTGTATCATCGCCTCGCCCGGCACGTCTGCACTATTCGCCTGCGGTCGCCACTCAAGCTCCCGACTATTCCATACCGCCGTCAGCGTCTTTGTGTCGTCCTTATCTACCTTCCACTGCCGCAGATTTATGCTGTCGCCCCTCGGGCGTTCAAACCTATTGCTCGCTCTCAGCATTATGTTTTCCCGATTATACGGATTCGCCGGTGGCACCACCACAGGCAATACCACATCTTGTACGTCGCCCGCAATATTACATTCCAACCTATACCCGTATCTCTCCAATACCTTCTCTACCACCTTCACGAATCTCGCAAACGGCAGCGTATTACCTACGTGTTGCTTCCATTCCTCATTGTACCAGAATTTCGATAAGCACACTATATTGAAATCCCCGAAGTTGTCGGGCACGAAATCCTTCACACCCGTTCCGAATACTCCCAAGTCTATGCTCTCCATTTTTCCGCTTTTTAGTTGGTTCAGCAGGTCTGTAGCACCGCTTATCACCTGCACCGTTATGCAGTCGTTGCTCACCGATATTATCGTCATCAGTCCGTCTGTACCCACTATCTCGTATTCGTCGCAGTATAGGCGACACGGCAGCAACCTATCGGCTACGTTTGCCGCCGATTCTATCCTGTCTATCATTCCCAACGCTATCACGTTGCCATCCGTCAGCGGCAGCTGTAGCTTGTGGCTGTAGTTGCTCCGGCGGTCTTTAATCTCGCCTATGTCGTTCTGCACATAGTTCATCGACGGCTTCTCATCGCCCAAGTCCAGTTCTCGCCATTGGTTGTCTATATCTACCAAAAGTCTGTAATCCATATCTGTCTTTTTTATTAAAATTGTAATTGTTTATCAGGTAAATTAAATGTTATCTCTATATCTTGGCAGCTCTTCGCCGTGTTGTACTCGAAGTCGTAATCTGCTACCGTTATTATCGTCCATCGTTTAGTCCTTTCGTTGTACCACTCCACAAGCGGCGAGAATATTATTTTCCGCAGCGGTTCGAAGTCTTCGTTCTGCACCTGCTCCGCTCCCACTACTACCGCCTCCGACGCGTCGAAACGGTATAGCTCCTTCGTCGTCTGTACCTCTTTTATATCCGTTACGTACGGGTAAAACACCTTCTTGTTTTCCGTCTTATTCGTCAATACCTGCCGCCTGCCAAACATCCAGTAATCATATCCCCCCATCTGATTCACCCACCGTACGTAGAAAGGATTCGTCGGCGTACAGCTCATATTGTCTATCGGCAGATACGCCCCGATTTTTCCGTTCATAAGTCGTCTTTCTCCCAACTGGATAGCCTCATAGTCCTTATTGTTCAGCACCACCACGAAGTGATTACTCAAATCCGTCGTACCACTTCCGTCGTATAGACTATCGATGCCCTTTGCATTCTTCAGCGTTACCACAGTCCAATTCGGATTTATTCCCCAGTCCGCTTTTATTATTCCTATACAGCCCACCGTCAGCTCATAGCCTTTGTACCGACGCAAACGTTTAAATTCTGTCCGAAACGTACGCCTCTGCTTATCCAAGTCGGGGTCTTCTCCCACTTGTGCCACTGCATTCACCATCACGCCTCGCCTTGCAGGCTCCATCATATTCGTCGCCAGTACCCACTTCACTTGAAAAAGTCTGGGCGAAAACACACCCGTCATATTCTCATCGAAAAACAAATTCGACTGCTTCATATCTCTCTTGAAATAACGCCTCACATAGCTACCTATGTCGAACCTCCGTATCTTCTTATCCCCGAATGCTTCTACATCTATCTGTGCCGCTTTCTTTCCCTCTATCATCAGATAGGCAGGCGAGAGGTTACCCGACGCATCTTCTATCTCCAATATCGCAGGGCTAAATGCCGCATATAATTCCGTTACCATATATCTTTTTGTTTTTTGGTTATTAAATTGTGTTTGTTATCTCGTTCGTGTACAACCCCGCCAGTTTCTTTGCCAGCCTCTCCGTCATCTCATCTATCGGCGTAGTGAATATGTCTACCGTCTGCCCACTTCGGTATAGTGCCGTTCCCTCTCGTCGTATCTTCTGGGTTACGAACCAAGCCCACCGTCGTGCGTCCGTATTGTTAGCAAAGTATATTCCTTTCGCCTCTGCCCATCGTAGCAGTATGTCCTTGAAGTCGTACGGCACTTTGCCACCTCGCCGTCCTCGCTCCAATACTCCCGCGTATGAGTTACCGAGTAGTTGTCCGTTGCTATCGCTTACCTTTACCTCGAATGAGGCACGTGTCCTTCCGCTCGCTACCTGCCCCGCCTCTTCGTGTCGCCTTATTATATCAGCTTTCAGCTGTTCCAGTTCCTTGCTCAGAATATCGCTTATCTGCTGCACCATATCACTTGAATTTGTATTTGCGTTCCATTACCTTCGTCAGTCTACGCTGATACTTGTAATCCTCCAAGTCTGTGTATAGTATCGAAAACACCTTGCCGTATTCCCATTGTAGTACGTCGTCGGGGTCTTGTCCGAATGTCTTCGCTATCGCTTTCACCGTACCGAATATGCCGACGTTCTTACTGTACTCCTCTATGCCTGCCGACCTCTCGTCTGCCGTCGGTTCGCTGTGTAGCATTCGAGCCTCTGCCTCGCACCAATACTGCAAGCCCTCGACTATCGCCCTGAACTTACCCACGTATTGCCCGTATTGGTTTGGTTTTATCTTCTTCCCATATATACACTTGATAGCTCGCTCGAATTTCTCTACTTCCGACATATCGCCGTTGCCGAATATCTCACCCAGCTCTATTCGCTGTGCGAACGTCAATTTACCTCCTTTTATATCTACCATAATACTACACACGATTAAAATCAACATACGGGCATCGCTGCCATAAACTCCAACATTACCGATACTTCGTTACCGTCGAAGCGGGGTAGAGGGTAATACACTCCCCATTCCGACACATCGCCGTAGCCCGCTTTTTTGTATCCGTCGATGAACGGATAAACTATATCCTCCAGTATCTCCTCCCGCAGTTTTTCACGTTGCCTTGCATCGTTGTGAAGTTCGCAAAACTTGCAGAAGTAAATCTGCAACTTCATCTCTTTGCTCTTGCCTCCGTAACGCCCCTCCGTTATTCGTCCCTGCCTAAACTCTTCGACATATACGAAGCTATCGCCTCGCTTGTAGTCGTCTGCCTTTACATTCATCATCGAACTCTCTTCATACTCGAATTTATAGCCTGTGTTGAGGCTTCCGATTATCTGTTCTATTATCTGTAATTGTGTCATATTAGTATGCTGCACCTTTATATATTTCGTAATTTTTTTCCGATTTTTTGTAATCTTCTATCGACGTGTACACCTTCAAATCCTGCAATACGGCAGACATCTCTTTTGCCGTAATAGGTTGCGTCTCCTGCCTTGCCGCACGTGTAGCAAAACCTCCGTCCGAGTATCTGCCCGATACGAACGGCACACCGCCGCCCGCTTCGTTTATGGCACTAAGCAACGGAGCAAACATCGCCGCACTCCTTTTGTTGATGATAGCCTCGCCTCCTTCCGCCTCGATAGGCACACCGCCCATAGCGTGCGACTTACCCTTGATGAGCATACCCCGCCTTGCTTTCGGTAGGGGTTGAGCCAGTGCAGTAGCAAGCTGTACCGCTCCGAGTGCTGCCGTTGCAATAGAGAGTGGTATAGCTGCAGGGAAACCCGGACTCGCCCATAACTTCATTATCGCCATCGCAGTATTCAAAGTGATTTGGAATACTGCCATTGCTTTCTCTCTCGCCGCTTGCTGCCGTGCTATCTGTTTCTTTTTGTTGTCGAGGTCTTTGTCCATCGCAGCTATTTGGCTGTCGTACTCCGCCTGCGATATGATACCGCTATTCAATCTGCTTTCGAGGGCTGCCTTTTTAGCGTCGTTGTCTTCTTCTGCCTGCTGCACCTCTGCCGCCCCGAGTGTTCGGTTCAGCTCGTTGATAGCGTTGAGTCCCTCCATCATCTTGCTTGCATACTCTTCTACTTGCGATATGCGTTGCAGGTGGTACTCCCTATCCAGCTCGGCAAGCTTTGCCGTCAGCTCTGCCTGTTTGTCTGCATTGTCTTTGTATAGCTCCAGCTCCTTTTTTATCGCTGTCTTTTTCAGGTTGTATTTTGCCTCCTCGTTGCTTGCCGCTTTTATCAGCTCCGTATTTAGGGCGATATTATTCAGTTTCGCTTGCTCGGCTCTTAGCTTTGCCTCGTCTTCGGCGGTCGATAGATTTGCCTCTTTTTTCAATCGTATCTGCTCCGTTAGCTGCTCTATTGTTATTCTCGTTTTTTCTCGTTCGTTGTCGGCATATTGCAGTAGGTCTGCAGCGTACTGCTCCGACATCATTTTTTCGATGTTATTTCGCCGCAGCTCCGCTATCTCTTTTGCCTCTTTCTCTTCGAGTTCTTTTTCTATTATTGCCTTGTTGAGCATAAAGGCTTTATATTCGTTGAGACGTTTGGCAAAGTCTTCATCGGTTTCGCCTATGAGTTGTACGGGCTCCGCCATATCTTGCAGTTCCTTGCGTGCTTTCGCATATCGCTCTTTCGTCGCTTGCACCTGCTCCTCTACGTTCTGCCCCACAAGCGCGGCTATCTGTCGGCGTTGTTCGGCGAAATGTGTTTGTAGGTTTGCCAGTCGGTTGTTGTCGAAAGTTTTTTGTTGTGCCTCGAGTATCTTGTTTTGGTTGTCGTATTCGGCACGTGTTATCTGCCCGAACCTCAACTGCATCGTGAGCTTCTTACGCTCGTATTCCTGTGCCTGCTCGAACATCTTCGCCTGCCACTTCTGCTCCGTATCGAAGTCTTTCGCTCTGCCTGCCTCTATTACCTTGTTTTGCTCCTCTTGCAACTTGCGTTGATTGTCGAGTGCTTTCAGGGCGTTTTCTCGGTATTTTTTTATGTCTTCGGCACGTCGGGCTGCTGCCTCTTCTGCACTTTTCAGGCTTAGGTCTATCTGCTTCTGCCGCTCGTCGTTGATAGAGCGTGCCAGGTCGTTGTGTGCTTTTATCAGCTCCTTTAGCTTCTTCGCTTGTTCGGCATACTCTTTACTGCCCGCTTTCAGACTTCCCAGATATGCCCGCTGTGCCTTGATGTTTGCCATCGAAGCCGTATATTCCTTGTATTGTGCCAGCTCTCTGTCTTTGCTTGCCTTTATTGCTATGTCTCGTATATCTTGCTCGCCTTTCGCTTTGGCTCGTGCTATCTGCTCCGCCGTTGCTCCGTTTGCCTGCATTGCTGCTATCTCTGCTCGCAATCTGTTCTGTCTGTCGTTACTTGCGTTCTTCTCCGTATTATTCAGCTTATCTATCGCTATAGCCGTTCGCTCTGTCTGCTGCTCGTATGCCGCTTGTGTCTTGTTGGCAAGCTCCTGCTCAGTGTTTACTTTCCCCAGCCACTTCACCAACAATATAACACTCACTATTAATGCTGCCACACCCGTAGCAATTAGAAACACAGGATTTGCGTTCATCGCTGCGTTTAGCAACCATTGAGCCGCCGCCCATAGCTTTGTCATCACAATATTCGTGGCGGTTGCTTTGTTATCTGCCGCTTTTGCCGCCAAATTTTTCAGACTATCTTTGTACCGTATCTTGTCCAATAGAGAAGCGGCTGCCTGATATATATTGCTCTGCTTTTGTATGGCGGTTTGGATTTGTATCGCAACACTAAGTGCAAGTGTGGCAACTTGCAAATCCTTCATAATCTCGGCATAATTTTGGGTCTCACCACCGGTAGCAGCAACAACAGCTTGATATGCTCCGAATCCACCCGCAAGAGTAGCTATCGTCTGATTAGCTGTGTTTAGCTTCTGGGTATCGTTAGCCATATTGCCGGTCTCTTGCGTTACGTCTGCCATTGCGTCTTTCAGTGTTGCCAGCTGCCCCGCCATAGCCTTATACTCCGCCGTGCCGTGTTGCCCCGCAAGCTTCATCTCTACCAACTGCTCTGTTAGTTCTCTTACTTGTGTCCGTAGCCCTTTGGTCGCTACCTCGTAGTTACCTACCTGTCGGTGAAAGTCCCCGAGTGCCTGCTCCGCCTCCGATAGTTTCGCCGATGTTTCGCCGATGGACTTCTGCAACTCACGCCCACGTGCCGTGTTACGTTCCGCCTCCGACATCTTTTCGTACTGAGCTTTCATCAGCGATAGCTCCGATTTTAGTTGCTTCAGGCTCCCCGCCTGTTCGTTCTGCTTCTTTATCTCGCTCTGTATCGTCTTCTGTCGTTCGTTTGCTGCCGCATTGATAGCCTTTATCTGCTGCCCCAGTGCCTCGTACTGCGTCCGTCCCTCTTCGGTCGATACGTCAAGCTCCTTCTGTGCTTTTCGTAGCTCGTCGGCTTTTATGCGTAGTTCGGCAAGTTCTTTCAGTGCTGCAGTCGCCTTTATGTCTACATCGATTAATACCTTCTTTTCGTCGCTCATTTTTTTCTGTGTATTTTTTC